CCAAGACGACCGTGTCACTGATGATGAAGTCAACAATGAACTTCGATTTGAGCTCGACTTGACTCCGGTATTTGACACAGAGCGCGTCGAGGAACTTCGCAGCCAGTTGCTCCGCCTTACTGGGCCTACTTCGCTGGTTAATCCTACTGGCACGGAGGGCTATCTGGAGCGATTTCTCTCTGTTATCGATGTGCCATTGTCTGATTCGCCTTCGCCCTTGGAGGGAACAGGACGGGTTGTTTTGCCGCATGTAATCGCGAGCCCGGTTATGAACGATCCGTTGAGTCGCCTCTTGGCGGAGGCGTATCCCGAGCTTATTGGCGCGGTTTCGCACTGTCTTCAATGGTTTATTGAGTCGCTCGGACAGTTTGGCCGCACCCTCAGACGGGTACAACTCACGAATGATCTGATCCTCCTGATCGGTCCAAGGCGGCTCGCAGCCCCGGCAGACGGAACTCTTGGCATTGTAGCGGATTCTACCACAGACCGTACACGCGGCCCCTTTGCGCCTGACTTGGCGGTTGGCGAGAGCGCGGTTTCTACAGTTGACCGAGCAGAATTGCGGGGGCCGACCGTTGCGGAGCGTCCAGCGTCTCGTAGGAGTCATCTGGATCTCAGACCCACATTGCTCACAAGTAAACGCTGTCTTGTCTACGATTTGACCATCGAGCATGCGGGGCATTTTATCGCTGACGGACTTATTGTGCACAATTGCCCAGATTGCTTGGCGCTCGCCGCCGGCAGCCCATACGACAAGCCCGGCATGGGCCCGAATCCCCTGCCGACGGTGCCGCGCAACGGTGATACCCGCTGTGTGATCGATCCTTGGGCGACGGTGAAAACCAGGCGTGGAGATGTCCCGATTAGTCGGATTCAGCCTGGCGATGAAGTGATGACCCACCGTGGGCGGTGGCGACAGGTGACTGCGGTCAATGTCAGTACCGTTGGCGACCGTGATGCCTACAACGTCGGTGGCAACAGAACGTTTCGGGTCACTGGTGACCATGCCCTACTCACCCCACTGGGATGGGTCACAGCAGCAATCATTGACAAATGCCAATTGCCGGTGTACCGTAGGCTCCATGTCAATTTGCCGACAATGCGAGACCACGATCCGCTCAGACAACCGATTGGGACTGTGCAGGGCGTGTGCGAGCGTCTGTCCAGAATGCGGCAGTCACAAGAATCATCGGTCCGAACTCTGCAAGTCCTGCGCCATGCGGAAGAAAGCACTGAAGCAATGGCGCGATACACCATCAGCGATTCGTCGCGGGCTCAGAGATGGTGGCATTGCCCGGCGACGGCGATTCAAGGACTTGCAGCACTCATCGTTCAACTGGCGCAAGTCAGATGGGCGGCGATTCGCCTATTACTGGAGCGAAGATGGCTGTACCCGCAGATGGATCTATCGCTACCGATGGATATGGGAGCGAGCCTACGGCCCGATTCCAGATGGCTATGTGGTCCATCACATCGAGGATCCTTCGGACGACCGACTGGAGAATCTTGCAATCATGCCGGTCGGCAACCACAATCGCAAGCATCTAACTGCTCGGGATCACAACTTCACCGAGCGAGGCGCGACGAATCGAAAGAGTCGATTCAAATGTCTGGGGTGCGGCGTGAGGTTCGTCGCATATTGGCGAGGCCGGAAGAAACCGCGCACGTTTTGCTCTCCAAGGTGCTACCACGAGCATCGACGCGATGTTGGGACATCACTGTAGCGGAGGATCACTCCTTCATCTGCGAAGATGTCGTGCTTCACAATTGCCTCGGCAACTGCCGGTGCTTCCTCACATCCGAAGGCGTCTTCGACAGCAGCCTGTTCAACAAGGTGGGCGTCGAAGTGACGACCATCGGCGGGTTCGCTGTCGACCCGATGAGCGATGCGGCCATCGCCGCCGCCGCGCTGTATCAGGAGTTCGCCGAGCGGTACGCCTACCACCTGCGGATGTCGCTGCTGGAATCCGGCCACGGCGCCATCATCGCCGAGCTGCGCCGGGAGCTGAAGGCGTTGGCGCAACAGCTCGGCCATAGCGTGCGGTTCACGCAGACCCGAGGCGAGACGCTGCATGACGTCCGGCTGGCCCGATCGCTCGGCTACAAGTTCATCAAGCCCATTGACCTCTCCGACGATTTGGTGACGGCCGTCGCGGTCGTGATTGCCATGAACTCCACGTTTCGTGGTAAGATCACGGCCGTCTCTGATAGCCCGCCGGCGGTCTGGCTCGACGATACCGACGAGTTCAGGCTGGATGCGGTCGGGCGCAACATCTTGTTCGTGATCGAGTAGGAGATCCACCATGAACCTCATCACACTCGCACAGGAAACGGTTCCCGCCGATGCGGTCGAGCCGATCATTGCCCCCATCATCAACAATCCGTTCAGCGAGCTGAGCACCATCAGCGGCGTCGTAGCAGCGACGCTCATCGTGGTCGAAGTCATCAAGCGACTGTTCAAGTCGGTGCCGATCATCGCAGACGCGCCGGTCTGGCTCATCGCGATCGTCGTGTCGGTGCTCCTCACGCTTCTCGCCAACCAGGTCTTCCAGTCGCTCCAGGGCGACATTTGGGCGTTGGCCTGGTCGGCGGCCCTTTCCGCCGCATCCGCTTCGGGGTTCCACACATGGCTACGGAAGCCACTGGAGGGACCCGCAAAAGCGTCAACCGCATTCGCACCGTTACTGGCGGTCGTGACCATGCTCGCCATCCTGCCCGGCTGCACGACGCGGCAGGCAGCGCTGGCGAAGGCCACGACGCCGATTGCTACGCAGATCAATATGGAGATGGATGAGTACATCGCCGATCTGCCGCCCGGGGCGCAGAAGGATGAGCAGGCCGCGAAAAACGCGGCCTATCTGGCATCTTGTCAGGCTGGCGACCGACCGACGATCATCGACACGTGGTACGGCGGCTTAACCGGGCAGGGGATCCGGCTTTGGTACACCGGCTATCTTGGAGCCGACCCGAAGTACGAAGGCCCCTATGGTCCCGATGTCCTCCAGATGAAGATGAGGAACGTCAACGTCTTCGACTACCTGCTGGTGGTCGGCGAGCCGCCGCCGCCGTAACCACCAAAACAGAGAGGACGACATGGCGGACACATGCTCTGACTGCAAACACTGGACCCCATAGGCAACACCTGAGAACGGGCTCTGCATGCGATATGCTCCCGAACCACAACGCGGCACGACTTCCTTCGAGATTGCGTGACCGCAGACCGGTCATGAGCAGGCAGCGTGCGGTGAGTTCGAGGCGAAGCCGCAGGAGTCCTGAACTACAAGGACACACTCACCATGGACATTGATCTTTCCGGCATCGGCGATGACCTGAAGGCCCTGCTCGTGGACGTCGTCGACGACGTCACAGACCCGCAGGTCCAGACGTTCATCGCAGAGATGCTTGACGATTGGGCGAAGCTCGGTCTGATGAAGGCCGACCAGAGCGCCGATCCCGACCTCGTTGCTGACGCGGAAGCCACGATCAAGGCCCGGGCCGAATCGCTCGCCGCCATCCCCGGCATGCTCGCCGCGGAGAAGCGGGAAGCGTTCCTGGCGATCGTGAGCCGCGTGACCAACATGGTCGTCGACACCGTTTTCGGGGTGGCCCGGGCCTATCTCGGCCTGCCACCCTCCACCGGCGGAGCTGCCCCCGCTTGAATCAATCCGCAGGGTGGATGCGGATGCGGTTGCCCGCCCTCCTTCACGGAGGGCGGGTGTCTTTATGTGCTCATGCGTCTAATTGGGCATGACCACGCTGCGCACATCGCTGGCGCTCGAAGATCGCGACCCGATGGCGGATCGCCTCAAGCCCGGAGAAGAACTCGCCACCGAGGTCTTCGAGGGCATGGCGAAATGGTTGACCGAGGACGAGCTCGCCACCGAGGCCGGCGGTCAGAAGAAGAAGGGGCGGCTCGGCCGGCTCGTCTTCGAGTTCAAGACCGCCGACACCATCAACGGCAACCGTCGCATCTACCCTGCGGAGGTCTTCAAGCTCGCGCTTGCCGGCCTCCAGGAGCGCATCGGCAAGAACGTAGTCTTCGGCAACCTGGACCATCCGAGCATTTGGGATCCCGAATCGCTTCAGATTCGGCTGAGTGATGCGGCGGTCAAGGTGGTCGAGGCGAAGATGACCAGCGACACCGACGTCAAGGTCATCTGCGACATTCTCGACAATGAACACGGGCGTCAGCTCGTGAGCGTCCTCGAAGCGAACGGCAACCCCGGCGTCAGTCAGCGAGCCGTCGCCAAGTGGCGTGAGCCGACTGAGGCTGAACGTGAGCGGCACAAAATCCCGGCGGAGGAGTATGTTCGTGTCGCCGAGGTTTTGCGTCTAATCACTTACGACGTAGTCAGTGAGCCAGGGTTCCTTGACGCCGACGGAGCCCAAGTCACCGAACATCGAACAGGAGACTCTCCGATGAACAAGGATGAACTCAAGGCCAAGTATCCGCATCTCTATGCGGAAGTCGTGGCCGAAGGCCGTACCGCGGCCGAGGCTGAGTTCGACCAGCGGATCGAGTCGGCGATCGAGGAGCGTAAGCCGGCGATCGTCGAGGAAGCCGTGAAGCCGGTGCAGGACAAGCTGGATGAGGCGGAAGGCGTGATCGCGAAGTTCACGCAGACCCTCGAAGGCATGAAGCCGGTCATGGTCGAGCGCGGAATCGTCAATGAGCAGATCACCGATGCCGACGCGGCCGCGAAGGTCGCGACGGCGGAGGCCAAGGTCGCCACGCTCGAAACCGAGAAAGCCGCTCTCGAGGAGCAGAACGCCACGCTGAAGAAGTCGGCGGACGCCCTCGAAGCCCAGTCGAAGCAGCGGGCCGCGTTGAAGGCGGTCAGCGAGCAGTACGCTCAGCACGCGCAGCACGACGCGATCGTTACCCAGGTCGCCGCGAAGGGGCTGACGGACACCGCCAAGGCGCTCGAAGCCGCCAAGGCCATCGCCGACTTCATCGCGTCGCTCGGGATCGAGACGAAGGCGCCGGCGAACGACAAGCCGAAGGAAACGGCCGATCCGATGCCCGGCGTACTCGATGGCTTGCTGCACGGCAATACAGCGCCTGCCAACAACGGAACCGGCAACCGCGGCACGCAGCCGGCTGACGAGATCAGCCAGTCCATCGGTCAACTGCTCGCCAACGGCGTGCCGACCATCTTCTGATTTTCCGGCGTCGGGCCCCGCCTGTAGCGGACCCGCGTTCAAACCTCTCAGCAGCACAGCGAGGACAAGAAATGATTAATCCCTATTTGGCTCCGGTTCCGAAAAACGGAACGGCTCCGCTGTGCCAGGCACGTCGGTTGCTTGAACCGATCATCGCCGAGCACATGGAGGGCTTCGGCCCCGCGCTGGATGGCCGCACTCCGAAGAATGACGAGGCGGCTTTCGAGCGGGTGCGAGCCCATATGTATCTCCGCATCGCGATGGCGACTGCCGCGCAGTCGCGATCGGTCACGATGGACATGCTCTCCCGGATGGAACCATTCGCGTTCGCCGGCACCGACCCGCAGGCAGCGATGGAGGCGGCCAACCCCACCATCCAGAGCAACATCACGTCCTTCGTGACGCAGATGATCCATATGTCGTTGGACATCTTCCCCCGCCTGCTCGCGGCCAACTTCGTGAGCATGCAGCCCTTCACGCAGCCGTCCGGCTACGTGTTCTATATCAAGCGCATTGCGAAGGATGGCTCTGCTCGCGAGCTCCAGACCCTCAGCACCTTCGACAAGACCTATGGCGATCTGCCCGACGAGCCCGCTTCCGGCACCAGCCGTCAGGTTGCTGCCGTCGGCATCACGCTGGCGAAGACGCTCGTCGAGGTCAAATACAAGGCGCTGATGCACAAGCACTCGCACGAGGTCGATGTGGCCCTCCGGTCGCAGTACGGCCTGAACATCATGGACATCGGCGACATGGCGACGGCTGACGAGCTCGCCTGGGAGGTCGACCGCGAGGTCATCGACGCCCTCGGCACGTTCGCCCTCACCAACCCCGCCGGCGTCGTCTACTTCGACGACACCAAGGGCGGCGCGTACAGCTCGCTGGCCCCGTCGGAGCAGGCCGTCTATGACCAGCAGTTCATCACCAAGACGCTCACCGGCGTCGAGGTCGATATGTCCGGCGACGTGTACCAGCGTCCGAACTGGATCCTCGCCGGTGCGAACGTCGCCAAGCTGCTCGCCCGCACGCCGGGCGCGTATGCCCAGGACTACGGCAACCGGATGTTCGATCAGACGCCGACCCGCGGCTCCCTGCTCCAGACCGGCACGCTCACCAGCGGTGCCCGCGTCTGGCATGACCCGCAGCTCGATGCGAACACGGCCATCACCGGATACACCGACAACATGAATCCTTTCTGGGCGGGCTTCATCTTCAGCCCGTTCGGACTGGCTTCGCTGCTCACCGCCGCCTTCCAGGACCCGGACAACCTGTTCTACAAGAAAGCCCGGGCCCTCGCGTTCGCGAAGGTCGGTGTCCGAGCGGCGCAGTACCGCGTCATCAAGCTCGGAACGTCCTCGTAAGCCTTCTCTGGGCTGGTCCCGGTCTCCACATGAGCAACGCCCCGCCTTGCATGGCGGGGCGTTTGTTCTTATCCTGTTCCCCGATCAGTGGCCGGACGGCCAAGGCCCATACAGGACAAATCGACCATGAACATCTACGTCGGGAACCTGAACTTCAGGACGTCGGAGGACGATCTCCGTGCGCATTTCGAGCAGCACGGGGCCGTCGAAAGTGCAAAGATCATCTGTGACGAGATGAAGCGCTCGAAGGGCTTCGGCTTCGTCACGATGTCGAACTACCAAGAGGCCAAGGCTGCCCTCGCCGCCCTGGACGGGAAGGAACTGGACGGCCGGACACTCAAGGTCAATGAGGCACGGAGACAAGGACGCTGAGCGGCAGGTACGGATACTTCGATGGCGTGCCCGTGACCTATTGGGACGGCGTGGAGCACGTATTCATCCCGCGATGGCTGAGTGAAGGTGCGAACAACAGCTTCCTGAAGAAGCACAACCGGGTCGAGTTCTTCGACACCGTGCTGGAGTTCTGCCTGAAAAAGAGACCGGAGCGGGTCTGTCTCTATCGCACTTACGCGCTGGGCGACATCCTGATGCTCCTGCCGCTGGCGCGGCGTCTGTACCACGCCGCGGGCCTGCGACAACCGATCGAGATCGTCGTCGAGGACCGGTTCATCGAATCGCTCGCGATGGGTCTGGACGACTGGCGTGAGATCCACTTCCTGCGGATGCGGGCCGACGCCAACAAGGCGGACTATGGCTGCGATGTGCATGTCGATCTCAATCACGTGCTCGAGCCGGACCATTGGGGCGGAGAGGAATCCAACTACCATCGCGTCGAGCTCTATGCCCGCGTCCTCGGCTTCGAGATCATCACATGAACTTCGAGCGCGTCACCTACATCGGCGACCGGCACGCCGTCGGCAAAGAGTTCAACCGGCGTCGGTACATCTTCAACTTCGGCCAGTCGGTGATGGTGCCGGACGACTTCGGCGAGATCCTGCTCGGGACCGCCGAGTTCGTGCTGTCCGACGACTTCGGCAAGGCGCTGGTGGAGGTTCATGAGGAGGGAAAGACGCTCCTGTTCCGGCGGTGGGGGGCGCTGGGTGACCTGATCATGTTCCGCGCAGCGGTCGCCTGCTTCCTGCGGCATTACAGCTACACGCTGATCCTGCGATGCCAGGAGCGGTTCAAGTCGCTGTTCGTGAATGATCCGATGTGGAAGGATGTCCACATCATCGGCGGAACGCACACCACCAAGTTTGATGGGGTCGTCTCGTTCGACCAGGTTGCCGAGGCCGATCACCGTGGCGACCATACCCATCGAGCGCAGCTCTTTCTGAACGCCATGACTACAGAACGAATCACCCTCACGGCCGAGGACTGGAAGCTCCCGATCCCCGACCACGTGGATACGTGGGTCCAGCGTCATCTCGGCGCACGCGCGATCCTTGAGAACCAGCGGGACCGGCCGCTCATCGCACTCAACACGCGCGGCAGCGGACCGATGAAGACCTTGCCGAAGCGGGTGACGCTCGATCTCGTCGAGCGGCTGTCGATGGATTACTACGTCATCCTGCTGGAGCCGCTGATGAACGAGGCGCGGCGGTTCCTCGTCAACGACTGTGTGTTCGAGATGACGCACCGCGACGCCCTGCACGCGATGCGGCTCCTTGAGCATGTCGATCTGGCGATCGTGATGGACTCCGGTCCGCTCTGGATGGCCCATGTGGCGAACTGCCCCACGCTGGCGGTCCTCGGGCCGACCCGCCCGGAACAGCGGATCGGGCTCCACCCGAGCTACCCAGAAAAGGTCCGTGCCGTCTGCCTGAACGAGCTCATCGACTGCCCCGCGTGCTTCGAGGCCGCCGACGACTGCCAACAGACCTTCCGCTGCATGCAGAACCAACCCGACTGGCGACGGGTCATCAACCTGATCGCCACGGAGGTCGACAGCATGATGAAGGGAGATGTCAGACTGCCGATCGCGTCTAATGAGACGTGACCATTGACATCGACACCCTGATCGCCGAGCTGAAGGACCGGGCCCCGGTCGGGGTCGAGCTGCCCCGCAACATCAGCACGAACGCCGTCAATGAGACCACGCTGGCGCGATGGGCCGCGGATGCCGCCGGCGAGATCAATCTGCGCATGAAGCGGACCACGATCAAGGAGACCACGATCACGACGACGGTCGACACGCAGGACTATGACCTGCCTGCCAACTGTCGCGAGGTCGTCGAGATTATCCGCTCGCACGTCTCAGACGTGTACGAAACACTCGGTATCCCCAACACGCCGAATACCCTCGCCATCGCGAACTTCGGCACGCTGCCGAGCGGGCAGGAAGTCGACGCGTCGATCGATCTGATCAACCGTGGTCGACTCCAGCGCATGCGACGCGAGGACGACTTTGAGCAGTTCGGTACGCAGATCCGATTCCTGTTCCCGGTCGATGCCGACGAGAAGATCCGCGTCCGCTACCGCGCGATCGACCGCAGCCTTGCCACCGTGCCGGATGACCGCTTCGAGCTGGTGATGACGTACATGCTCTGGAAGACGCTCGACCGCCACATCGTCAAACACGGCGCCAACATCGCCGTCGATGGTGACGGGTTCGCGAATCAGGGCATGGCTGCGTTCACGCGCCTCAAGCTCGACAAGGAGCAAGAGTGGATCTCCGGCCTGAACTCGATCGGGCCGGAGGTTACCTGATGTCCTCGCTATTCGTGGAAACCCGTCTCGACGGGGCCCAAGAAGCGATCGCCGGGCTGTCGCGTTTGAAGAACGCGATCGACCGCGGCGCGACCGGCCTCGGGAGGCAGCTCGCGAAAGAAGGGCATCGCATCGTCGTCAAGCTGACACCCCGAGCGCGAAATCGCGCGAGGGCCGACTGGTCGAAACGAGGGCACCCTGCAATCTGGCGACAGTGGGAGATCATTGAATCAGCCACCGCTCGCTCGCAGTTTTCAGCGGTCATCCGGAACCAGGCGCGGCTCGACGGCGATATCCGCGGCGGTATTGGCCTCATGCTGGCTCTCGAGTTCGGTGCCAGGCCGCATGATATCGTGGGCCGCGCCGGCGGCGTCCTGTCATGGCTCCAGGCCGGCCAGGTGACCAGATTCCTCGGCGGTGAGCGCAGCGGCTCCATCCGGAGGACTGGCGGGATCATCACCGAGAGCTTCGAGCGACGACGGCAGCGACGCGAGATCGTCTACACGATGCGCGTCCGTCACCCCGGTCACCGGCCGTTCAGGATGGTTCAGCGGGCCCGCCGCCAGCTCCAGGTAACTGCGGCACTGATGCTCCGCGCCTACGGCACGCAGCTCGCTCAAGAGTATGCGGGCCTGCGACTCTCTGTGAGGTAACACCATGACAGACCAACTGCTCGAACCGATGTATCGCATCCTCAAGGCTCAGCAGGCCAACATCGCCCGCATCGCCACCGATCTGGTCCTGCCCGGGACCACGGGGCAGGGGACGAACATCAAGCTGTGGGGTCCCGCACCGGACATCGTGCGGCTCTACGACACGCCGGTCCGTCTGATTGAAGCTGGTGCTCTGGACAATTGGGAGCGGATCGTCACCCTTTCGCCGCTGGAGGACTCCGACGCGCCGGGCCGCGTCATCCGTCGCAACGACCGCAATTTCCGCTACCAGGTAACGTTCCTGACACGACTCACAGAATCCGAGCAGGCCACGGACCATGACTACGCCAGCTCCGGCGGCGTGAAGGACTCGCTGCTGGCGAAGAAGGCACACAAGTTCGTGTACGACTGGCACCACGTCTTCTTCGATGATCTCCAGCTCTCAGACGCCGATTGCCCGATTCTCGCCGACGATCAGATGTATCGGCTGCTGTGGGATCCGGGGACGGAATACCCCATGGCGCTATTCGTGGCCGAGGTCACGGGCACACGCTCGGCATGGTGACCGGGTAGGCGAGCGTCTAATGAGACGTAGACCCCCTACGTTCAAGGAGACGCCATCATGCCTACTTGCCGACCGAACCGTGCGACCGGCACCCGCACTCGTATCGTCGCCCAGGAGGAATCCTGTTGGGGCGAGGCGGCTGCCGGCCAGGTGCCTCTTGGCGTCGAGTTCACCAGCGAATCGCTGCGGAATGACATTGGCAACATCGAATCCGGCATCATCCGTGCCGATCGAATGCGACATGCACCGCACCAAGGCAACTATCGACCTGGCGGTGATATCAGCGGAGAACTCCAGCCCAACGGGTCATGGGCTCTGTTCGCCCGCCATGCCCTCGGCGGATCCGTCACGACCACTGGCTCCGCTCCGTACAGTCACTCGATGGAGGGCTCCGTCGAGCTGCCGGAAGGACTCACGCTGGAGAAGCGATTCGGCTTCCCCGACGGCACCACTTACAAGTACCTGCGCTACTACGGCTGCCACGTGAACGAGTTCGGGGTGCAGGTTCCGGTCGAGGGGCCGGTCACCTGTCGCGCCGGATTCATTGCGAAGCAGGAATCTGAGGCGACGAGCGCACTCCACGCATCGCCGTCCTACCCGACCGACAACGAGGTATTCAACACCTTCGACGGCCGGATTCTGATGGACCTGACCGGAGCTGGCTCGCGCGCGACCATCGCCACCATCACCAGCCTCAACCTGCTGATCAACAACTCGATCTCCGGTGATGAATTCGCGATCGACGGTCTGCGGCACCGCGCCGACCTCCCCGAAGACATTCGGATCATCAACGGCTCGCTCACCGCGTTCTTCACGGACACGAACTGGGCGCTGTACCAGGCGTTCCGCCGGAACACGAGCCTGAGCATGGAGCTCATCCTCAGCCGTGCGTACACCTACGCGTGGCACTTCACGATCCCGAAGTTCAAGGTCCGCGGAAACGTGACGCCGCAGGTCGATGGGCGCGGGCCGATCAGTCTCAACATCGATTGGGAAGCCCACCGGGACGAGGACCTGGGCACCGACATCCAGCTCACGATCAACAACATGGATCCGGTCATCAATACCGCCGCTTGATCCGGTTGATGTCTCCCACAACCGGTCGTTGTCGCCGCCGGCTTGGTCAGCCGGCGGTGTTTTTTGCGCCCGCGTCTAATCAGCCGTGACCACCTGCCTCCCGAACCGAGCCACATCCGCCGGCACCTACGTCCTCATCTCCGAGGAGGACACGTGGGGCACTGATGGCGGTCACACCCCCTATGGCATCGAGTTTGCCCGGGAGACGCTGAGGACCGCCTACGACGCAGTCGATCAGCAGCATCAGATGTCGGCCCACGCCAACGCCGCGGTCGACGGGTATCTGACCGACCAGAACGCGCAGGGTGAGATCCGCGGCGAGCTCCAGCCGCATGGGCCGTGGCCGCTCATCTGGAAGCATGCCCTTGGCGGGCAGGTGGTGACCGGCGGCTCCTACCCCTACGTCCACACGATCAAGGCGATCAACACGCTGCCGACCGGTCTGACGATCGAGAAGTGGTTCAGCATGAGGGACAGCCTCTACCAGTGGCGGAAGTTCCTCGGCTGCAAGGTGAATCAGGTCTTCCTCCATGTAAACCGCGAGGGGCCGGTCACCGCCCGCTGCGCGGTGCTCGCCAGGGAGATGACCTCCGGCGATCAGGGCGACGAGTCGCTGCCGACGGCGACCTGGCCGACGCAGAACGAGCCGTTCGAGACGTTCCATGCGTCGATCCTGCTCGATTACGCCGCTGCTGGCGACCCACAGATCAATGTCATCTGCAAGAACATCGATCTGACCGTGGACAACGGGCTTCAGACCGGGCGGTCGCCTTCCGCCGGCAACAAGCGGTACTGCCTGCTGCCGGGGCTACGGAAGATCGGTGGCTCGGTGACCGCGTTCTTCACGAACGACGATGCGCAGGAGTGGCTGGACGCCTGGAAGGCGAACACCCTCATGCAGCTTCGTCTCACACTCACCAAAGCGCCGTGGTCCTGGGAGTTCTATCTGCCCGCGGTCCGGCTCCGCGGCTCGACGCCGCAGATTGCCGACAAGGGCCCGGTGAACATTCGCGTACCGTTCGTCGCTGAGTACGATGCAACCTACAACACCGACTTGCAGGTGACCATCACGAACAACGACCCAAGCATTATGACTGAAGCAGCATAATGGGAGACCCCACATGACCGACCTGAACACACTTGTCGTCACCGCGCCGGATGCGCGGTGGTTCTACTTCGTCGAAACCGCTGGCGACCTTGAGCTGGTGGACGAGAAGCCGCCGGACGAAAAGCTCGTCCTCGCCTACCATCTGAAGTGGCTCAACAAGCGCCGCATCCGCGAGCTGATGACCGGCGGCGTGTCGCGCAAGGCCCTGAGCCGGAAGGGACTCAAGGCGTTCGTGAACAAGGACGACGAGTTCCACGCGAACCTGTTGTCCGACGCCCTGCTCGGCTGGATCCTCACCCCACGCGGCATCCAGCTTCTCGAAGGCGAGTTCGACGTCAGCAAGCTCGAACCCGGCGAGCAGGTCGAGTTCAACGCTAAGAACGTCAAGGCCATGGCGCAGCATTCGCTGATGGGTACGGACGTCTACGGCCTGCTCACCGAGCACGACGAGTGGTTCTCCGCCGATGAGGACACGGAGGGAAACTCGCCGAGTGGGCCCGATGGGAGTTCGGTCGAACCTCCTGCCGGGTCTGCATCCGAGAGCACCTGAAGCACTACGAGGCGGTCCATCAGGTCCGCATCGAAGGTGAAATGCTCGACGACGTGACCATCGTGGATGGCCGCGGATTCTCAATCCGCGGCGCCGTCCCCGATGAAGCACGTCCGGACTGCGAGAGCTGCGAGAAGCCGGAGCTTCATGAGGCGAACTCCGACACGGTGATTCTCTACAACCACGTCGCCACGCAGCAGCAGCAGGCCGGGACGAACGGCCATTGGGCGGGGGTCCGGATGGAGGCGGTCATCGCCGTCGCCGAGTGGCTGTATGACGCGGGCGAGATATGGGATATGGATGAGGCGATCCGCCGCATCCAGATCATCGACCGGGTCAACGTCCAGCAGCACAACGCCGCCGTGGACGCCGCCATTGAGGCGGCCAAGAACAAGGGATAGCGTCTAATCGGTCATGTCGTCATTCTCGCAACGCCTGGACCTGCTGATCAATGTCGGCTCGCGGAACATCGACGCGATCGACAAGGTCACCGGCGACATCAAGCAGCTCCTCCAGGCACAGTCCGACCTTGACCGGCAGCGCGGCAAAAGCCGGCAGGAAGTGCAGGCGATGCTCCGGCTGGAGCAGGAGCTCGCCAACCGCATCCAGAACGAGGGACGGCGTGAGCTGGAACTGCTCCGGGTCAAGCGGCGGATCGTCGCCGCGGAGCAGCAGCGACGATCACAACTCCGTCAACTCCTTGTGGAGCGAGCACGCACCGCCGAAGCGACGGGGCGGCTCGCTCTTGCCGAGGAGCGACTTCAGAAGGCCATTCGGGTCGAGGGGACCCGGGCCGCAGAGCGGGTCCGGCTGGAGCGTGAGCTGGCTCGGGTCCGCGACCGGCACACCGCAGCCATCGCCCGACAGCGGCGTGAGGCGAGCCTCATGCACCGGACGATGCGAACGACGCAGACGATCCTCGGCCGATTGGCCGCGGGATGGAACCTGGTAACCCGCGCACTCGCGTCGTTCGTGCTGATCGGCTTCACCGCCCGCACGGTCCTGCGCACCGTCGGCCGATTCATCGTCGGCCCGCTGCGAGAGATCACGTCCAACGTGCTCGAAGCGACCGACGCGTTCCGGCAGCTCGATGCGTCACTCATCGGCGTCGTGGGGTCAATGCGCGCCGTCCGATCGCTGACCGGTGACATCGCATCCGCGACGCAAGGGCTCCCGGTCACGCTCCTTCAGGCGACGCAGGGTGTGCGTGGGCTGGCGTTCACCCCGGGAACCGCGGGCATCATTCAGAACGAGGGGCCAGAGCGGGTAG